AGTGCGTGCCTGCTGCAAAAGCAGCAAGGATGACAGACTCTCAGAGGCGGAGTGCCGTTGCAAGGAAAAGAAGTAAGCCACAAGGAGTTGGTGGAAAACCAACTAATGTAAGAACATTCGCAAAAAGAAAATCAATGAGCATGGGAGGTTTAGTTTGAGAAAACAAGACAACATGCCCGCTAGAAATAAGAAAAACTTTAGACCTACAAAGTCTGGAGCAGGTATGACACGAGCCGGTGTCGCTGCCTACAGAAGAGCAAATCCCGGTTCTAAATTAAAAACAGCGGTCACTGGCAAAGTCAAACCAGGATCAAAAGCTGCCAAAAGACGTAAATCGTATTGCGCAAGAAGCGCAGGACAAATGAGAAAATTTCCAAAGGCTGCGAAAGATCCTAATTCAAGACTAAGACAGGCGCGTAGAAGATGGAAATGTTAAATGGCTGATCCAAAAAAAGGCACAGGTAAAAAACCAAAAGGTTCTGGTAGAAGACTTTACACAGACGAAAATCCAAGAGATACGGTAAGCATTAAATTTGCAACACCAGCAGATGCAAGAGCAACTGTTGCAAAGGTCAAACGTGTTAACAAACCTTTTGCACGTAAGATACAAATATTAACTGTTATGGAACAAAGAGCAAAAGTAATGGGAAAAAGTCAAGTTGCTTCCATAGCAAAGAAAGGTAAAGAAGCAATAAGAAAAGGAAGAAAAAAATGAGAGTAGGATTGTTAAATGCTTTACGAGATAAGTACGAAGCAGAGATATCAGCAGCACATGCCACTATAAATATATATTTGGATAATGCTGTGGGTATTGGAGAACATCCTCAACATTTAGAAGAAATAGATAAACAACTAGATAAAATTGCTCAAGCAGAAGAGAAATTAGCTGCTTTAGATAATTTTTATAACCAGAAAGAGGAGAAATAATGGAAGACTTTACATACATAGACAAAATAAGAAAAATAATAAAAATGAGACATGACGATATTGTATCTGCAATGGCATCAGGTGGGGTTGACAACATGGAAAAATATCAATATATGTTAGGACAGATACGAACGTATCAATATATTTCACAGGAGATATCCAGCCTGCTAGAAAAAAAGGAGCGAAAAGACAATGAAGGAACGATTATCAACATCAACGGCTCAAAAGCCAAAGATAGAACTACCGAATAAAGAATTAGTTGGTGTAAGAAAACCACAATCATTAGAGCCAAAAAAAGAAAAAGATTTAACATCAGATTCCGCTAAATTACCAAAGCCAACAGGTTGGAGAGTTTTAGTTTTACCTTTTAAACAAAAGGAAAAAACTAAAGGTGGTATTATTTTAGCAGAAGACACCATCGAACGATCACAGGTTGCATCTACTTGTGGTTTAGTATTGGACATGGGTCCTCATTG